CAAAGAATTAATCAAGGTACAATAACAATTAATTCATCTTATACTTTTTCAACTGGGGCTGGAATGAAATCTATACATCGTACAAGCAGTACAAATGTTGAATTATTTTCAGGTACAACGCAAGCAAGTAGAACGGCTACATCTTTTTCAGTTGTAAATGCAAATCAGTTAATCTCTCGCTCTTTGCTTACATATTCAGCTAATAGAGTATCTATGTATGCTATGGGTGCTTCATTAGTTACCGAAAATACTGCTTTTGTTAATGCTTATAACACTTATATTTCTTCATTATGATAGTACTACACCCTAACACAGAACAATACAACGCATTGAATGGTTATTTTAATAATTGTTATAAGGTTGAATTTGCAAAAGATGGTTCAGGTAGATGGATTGCAGGTCTTGAAGTTTTAGACTGCAAAGAATTCGAAGCAATACACGACCAATTAAACGAATTAGAACGAATTGAATATACACCCAATGAAGAAGAAACTATATAACCTATTTTTAAAGTACTCCGATAAATTGGCACACGCTTTTTATGGCACTTTATTTTATTTATTTTGCACATTATTATTCAGTAATGAGTTATCATTATTTTTAACTTTTGCTTTAGCGGTTGGAGTTGAATTGTATGATAAGTATAACAAAGGTAAACCTGACATTTTAGATATTTTAGCCACCATTTTTATACCCACAATATTACTTATTTTATGAAAACCTACTTAACCTACCTTATCGCTGGACTATTTTTATTTTTTACACCTATTTACGGACTGCTTATAGCGGTTGCTTTAGGTATTGCTTTAGATACCTTTACGGGAATCTTTAAAAGCGTTAAATTAAATGGATGGCGTTCTATTCGTTCGAGAAGATTATCGCATATAGTAAGTAAAATGCTACTTTATCAAATCACTTTAATACTTCTTTTTGTGATTGATAAATTTTTGTTAAACGAATTTACTCACGCTCATTTTACTATTCAGTTTATGTTCACTAAATTAGTGGCAATTCTTTTAATTTTAATTGAATTAACAAGCATAAAAGAAAATATAGAGGAAGCGTTAAAAGTTGATATTTTAAAGTTACTAAAGGATATGCTAACAAGAGCAAAAGAAGTAAAAGATGATGTAAATAAAATAATATGAGAAAAATTTCTTGGATAGTTATTCATTGCACCGCTTCCCAACCAACCGCAACAAAGCAAAGTATTTTAGACTATTGGAAAAATGTTTTAAAATGGAAGTCGGTAGGTTATCATAGACTGATTGACGCTAACGGAGTTATTCACGAATTGGCAAAATACGAACAAATAACTAATGGCGTAAAAGGTTATAATTCTGAATCAATACATTTTAGTTATATTGGTGGCATAGATGAAAAAGGAAAGCCAAAAGATACGAGAACACCAAAACAAAAAGAAAGTCTTTTATACTTAATAAAACAAGCTAAAAAACAATTTCCTAACGCAATTATACAAGGTCATAAAGATTTTAAAGGCGTTGCAAAGGCTTGTCCGAGTTTTGAAGCGAAAAAAGAATATGCCAATTATTAAGTTAATTGGTTTTTTTTATTACTTTTGGTAAAACCTACTAATATAAAACTATGTCAAATTCAAAATGGTCACAATACGATTCAGAAATATTTGAATTAATACAAAGTATTGAAAGTGATACCGAAATAGCCAAAACTATTTTAAAAACAAAATCAACTAAATCTGATGTTGATTTATTAAGAACTTATGTAAAAAGATACAAGCAAAAAAATAAAGGTATTTTAGACGCTTGCACCAATGTTGGAATAAGTCCCGAAAGTACTCCAATGTTATGGCTAAAAACAAAGAACGAAAGCGTACGTGTTACAAATCCATTATACAAAGCACCGAAAGAATTTAGTTTTGAAACATTAGCTAAAGAAGTAATTGAAGATTTAAAAAATTATGTACCTAAATATAATAAAATAGTTTACGAAGATAAAAAAGACGCTCATTTATTAGTTATTGACCCAGCAGATATACACATAGGAAAATTATGTAGTTCTTTTGAAGTCGGGGAAACATATAATAATCAAATAGCAGTACAAAGAGTACTTCAAGGCGTAAAAGGAATACTTAATAAAGTAAAAGGTTTTGAAATTGACCAAATAAACTTAATTATTGGTAATGACATTTTACATATTGATAGTCCAAAAAGACAAACCACATCAGGTACACCACAAGATACTGACGGAATGTGGCATACTAATTTTATAATAGCAAAAAAATTATATGTAGATGTTATTGAAATTCTTATGCAAATAGCACCTACACACGTTACTTACAATCCATCTAATCACGATTATACACATGGTTTCTTTTTAGCACAAGTAATTGAAACTCATTTTAGAAATTGTGAAAATGTAACTTTTAATGTTGATATAGCACATCGTAAATATTATACTTACTTTAATAATTTAATAGGCTCAACTCATGGAGATGGAGCAAGAACGGAAAATTTAGCTTTATTAATGGCTCACGAATCGGATAGTTGGCAATCGTGCAAACATAAATATTTTTATACACATCATTTGCATCATAAAGTAAGTAAGGATGTTATGGGAGTTTGTGTTGAAACTTTAAGAAGTCCAAGCGGTACTGATAGTTGGCATCATAGAAATGGTTATCAACACGCACCAAAAGCAATAGAGGGATTTTTACATCATAAACTTAATGGACAAATTGCCCGAATTACACATTTATTTAGTTTATTTGTTTTATGTACAAATTTGTTTTTTTAAATTATATAATTATGGCTGATATAACAAAATGTAGCGGGTTTAATTGTCCGTTAAAAGACAATTGCAAAAGATACAAGGCAATATATGGAATGTGGCAATATTACTTTACGGAAGTACCATACAAAGATGGTAAATGTGATATGTTTTGGGGTGCAGAAAGTGAAAGTATTTTAAATCAATTAAAGAAAATTACTTTAGGTTGTTTACTTTTATTTTTAACGTCTTGCGGAACTATAAAAAAGTCGAGTGAAGAAACGCAAGTAAAAACCGAAACCGAAACCGATATAACAAAGTTTAGTAACTCATTCACATTAGAGCCTGTTGATTTAGATAAACCTATTCTTTTAGGAAAGGATACGATTTACAATACAAGGGTAATTTATAACAACTCAAAAGAAACCATTAAGGAAAAGCAAAACGTTGATTTTAAAGAAGAAAAAAAAACTAAAGAGGTTGACTATTCAGAAACTATTAAAATCGTCGCAAATCGGTTTATGTGGCTTGTAGGAATACTATTTGTTTTGTTTATTGTATTGAATTGGATAAAAAATAAAACCACCTTGTTATAGGTGGTTTTTTAATTAAAAACAATTATTTAGTATTTATAAGCCATTGTACAAACAACGCTTACGAGGAAAATCTGAATAAGCCAACCATTTAACTTCAAAACAATCTTTATAAACGTAAATATTACCGCTAATTGTTGGTGTAAATAATCTAATTTTTCGCATTGTTAAATAAGATAAACAACGGTTTATAACATCTGTTTTAAATGAATGTAATTTGTTATAAATTTTCATATTTTATAAAGGTTAATAAAATAAAATAATATTTTTTATAGTGTTATATTGTAGTTATGCACTATTTAGAATAAACGTAGCGGTAAGTTTTAATGGTATCTCCTTTGTCATAAAACATACCTTTTTCTTTTGTTGTTTCTTCAATATCACCATTTGTAAAAACAATAAAATATTTCATTTTACTATTAATTGTTGGTTGATGTCTAAATTTACCATTTAACCAATCATATTCATAAGTGTAACCTGTATGGGTTTCGTTTACTTCTTTAATTGTTTTTACAATTCTAATACTTTCTATTGTGTCAGTTATTACTTTTTTTTGTTCTTGTTTTGTAATTTGTTTATTTTCTTCTTTACAACTAAATAAAGTTGATAATAAAACAGTGCATAACACCAGTTTGCACGCATTGCTAAATAAGTTTTTGTTTGTAAACATAATTTTTAAATTTAAAG